ACCTCCTTTGTACCTTCGGGTCTTCGTAAATCTTGCGGAGGTACGACCAAAGGTTGATATGAGGGAACATCTGCTGTCGGTAAAGGTATGGATATAGTTTCTATCTTTGTAATTGTTGGTATCTTAATCTCCATTAAAATGGTCTACCATTTGGCGGGACAGTAGGTGCAATGTAGTTTAGATTTAAAACATATCTCATTTGTGTATCCGTTTGCAAAACACCTTGATGTTGTAAATTACCATCAAAAATAATCATTCTATTTGCTTTTGATTTAACAGGAGCCCCATCTTTTTTAAATTGAGTATATCCATTACAGTCATTAAAGTATATAATAGCTGTCTTATAATCAAAATAACCTTTTTGAGTCGTAGCTGATGTAGCAAATCCACAATCTATATGGTATCCAGTTTCGTAGTTTGTATTTCTTCTTATTCCTAAGTTAAATTTAATTCTACAAGGAATTTCTATATCTAACTGCTGAAAAATAGATGTCATATATGGTTGTAATTCATAAGACATTGGACTTACTACTCCACTGTGCCCGTGCCAAACTAAATGACTAAGAGCCCAATCTTCTGTTGGTTCATAATCCCAATCTTTTCGCAAAACAACACCTAACCTATAGTTCCACGGAAAACTATTATCTGTAATTAGGTCACGTAGACCATTAAAAAGATTTGGTTCTAAAAAATCATCATATAAAAGTCTAAAACCTTTTGGATGTCTTTGTACTGCTTGTTCCGATTTAATAATCTGTGTTTCATTTTTTCTTGGTGAGCTCATTTAATTGTTTGGGTGTAATTATAAAAAATATCCCTGTACTCTCTCCTTTATCTATTTGTCTTTGAATACGATGATTACCGTCAATGACTAAATATTTATTAGATTCTTTATAGAGAATACAAGGAAAACGTGGGTCGCAAAGATAATAAGATAAGAAAGACTGTGGTTTTTCTAATTTAATTTGCGAAAAAGGGATAATAGACAATGAATTTGCTTTACAAAGTTTTAACCACGTTTGTAAAGGGTATTTATATTCTTTATTGTGTAATTTTAAAACACAACATCTGTCAGCTACCATTTCTCTCTAGGACAGTGCATAAATAAAACTCTAGTTTTTGCTTCTAAAAAACAGCCACAGGCAGCACACTTTAATCCAAGATAAGAGTCTCTTTTGTGTTCACAGTCTCTGCATATGTCTAACCTTCTATCCCAGAAAGGTTTTTTCTTCATAAATCTTCTGCTTTGTAAACAGTATCATCTTTTGGATACTTAGCTTTTACAGCTTTAATAGCTTCATCAATAGCTTTATTTTGTGTGTCATCACCTTGTCTAGCCCAATGCAGAGCATCTAATTGATCGCCTACTTGCGGATAGTTAGCTTCTCTAGCTTGTTTGTAAGTATAAGTGATTTCTTCTTCAGATGTAACCTCTTCGATAGTATCAGCTTCATATCCAACTTTTAATGGGACATCAGATACTTTATCAAATGTCTCTTTAGTTGCATATTCACGGATTCTACCTTTGATGTCTGCTTCAGTATCTTTTTTTAAAATGGGAATCAATGCCCATGCTTTGTCTTCATACTCAACGGTTATTCCGTCAGTCTCAACTTTGGTTACTTTGTATTTCATAATTTATTGTCCAGCTACAGTGCCAGAATTGTTTAATGTTACATAAGATCGGTTGTATATATAGTATCCAGCTGCACCTCCAGAACTTCCGGCAGATCCAGAACTTCCAGAACTTCCGCTAGCACCACCAGCACCAGCTGATCCGTTTTGCCAGTTACCGTTTCCTCCAGAACCACCTTGGTTTCCAGCAGATCCAGCAGATCCAGTATTCCCAGAACTTCCATTAGCCCCAGCATTACCAAATGAACCTCCAGTACCTCCAGTACCTCCAGTACCGCCTTGTCCACCAGTACCGCCTTGTCCACCAGTTCCACCAGATCCAGCATTATTACTTCCTCCAGAACCGCCAGAACCGTTAGCACCGCCAGAACCACTAGAACCACCAGATCCACTAGAACCTGATGTAGAAGATTGTCCATATCCTTGTCCTACACCACCGCTACCGCCAGCTCCACCGCTACCGCCAGCTCCACCGTTTCCTCCAGAACCTCCAGAACCTCCAGAGTTTTGAAAGAGTCTTCTTATACAGCCAGAACTATAATACATCACACCACTGTTATCGTCAGATCTAGATGCGTAGTTAAAACAAGCAGGTGAGTAACCATTTACATTACTACAACCCCAACCTTTACCATAAGCACAAATGAGATGAGCGTTGCGACCGGTAGTACAACTGTTATAATGCCAAATACCTCCACTGACACCACAAGGATGGGAGGACACGAAACGTAACTGAGCAGAACCAGCGTGTCCAGACCAATACCAGCCACCACCGCCAGCTCCACCGTTACCACCGTTACCACCTTGACCGCCAGTACCGCCAGTACCGCCTTGACCGCCGCCGCCGCCACCAGCTTTGATGGATGCACCAGACGCATTATTTATAGTAACTCCAGAGGATTGAGAACAGTAGATGGCATGTCCACCAGCTCCACCGTTTGAACTTCCTCCGTAACCTTCTATACTTCCGTTGTTATCTATTGTTAAAGTACCGCCCATACCAGAAGGTATAGTTATAGCATGAGATGTTGTACCACCAATAGTAACTCCAGAATTGATAGTTACACGTTTTGGAACAGAACTTGCCCAGTTTGAACCAAATACAGTTGCATAGTTCTGATGTGTTGCATGACTATCGTGAACATGCTGTATTTCATTTACAGCAGAATAAAAACTGGTCAGACCACATTGACCTGATTCGGGTACGTTAGTATTATTTCCGGGTACTAACCCACCGTTACGATAGTACTCACTCAAAGCATGAGGAGCACTACCGCCAAACTCAGCTACTAAATCGGCAATAGAGATCTGTCCACTTGCAGGGCAAGCCATTATTTACCTCCTTTAAGTTCTTCTATTTCTGCTTTTAATTCTTTAATTGCTTCAATCAATATAGAAGTTAAAGCATGATAATTTACTGATAGGTGGCTATCTCCTCCTCCAACAGGAGTTACTTCTTTTACAGCTTCTGGTAGTACACCTAGTACTTCTTGAGCTATAACACCAGCACTTTTTTCTCCTGTTTTCTTCCAGTCAAAGGATACACCATTTAGTGCTTGTACTTTGTCTAGAGCGTTAGGTACTACTTCAATATTCTCTTTCAGTCTTCTATCAGATGAGATAGTTGTTGACTGAGCTATAACGTCACCATCTGCATGGAAGTCACCGTTATTTCTAAATCTAAACTCGTTGCTGCCGTTAACAAAGATATCCATTCTATCATTATTATCAAACAGAATAAAATCATTAGAGTCTCTACCGATATTTCCTGTTGTATATATGTTCTGTCCGTTAAGTGCAGATGCTATCTCAGCACCTGTCTGGTCAGCAGTCGCTCCAGATTCAATACCATCTAATTTACTACCGTCAGATGCTACGTTTCTACCAGCGATTGTTCCTGATATTGCGAGGTTTCCTGTAACTGATACTCCATAACTTTCAGTTTGAAACTTTTTACTACCATTGTAATATAGCTCTACTTGTGTACCATTGAGACACCTAATCATATTGGTTGTATCATCATTATCTCTGAGAATAATGTTACCTTCAGATAAAAGTTTTAGTCCACCACCATCACTTTGTATTATTAGAGTTCCAGTATTGCTATCAATAGTTGAGTTATTTCCATCGTGAACAAGGGTTAGGTCATTACCATTACCAGCAATAAATTTACAGTTATCTTTAGCAACAAAATCATCGTCATGGTTTTCTAAATCACCAAAAACTCTCACTCCCCCGCTTTGTGTCTGTAATTTCTTTGAATTATCATGATATAGCTCTACTGCTCCGTCAGCTACAGCAGTAATCATTGAGTGACCATTTGTTTGATCTTCTAATCTAAGATCATTTGACCTTACACGAAAAATACCTGTAGCATTAGTGAGGAAAGAATTACTGCCATCGTGAAAAATTTGTAGGTCATTTCCAGCTCCAAATCTTAGATTTTGACTATCTCCTAAATTTATATGACTACTTGTTGTAATGCCTCCACAGTTCAAACTTCCTGTTGTAACTATATTCTGAGATCCAAAGTTAGTAGATATTTTAGTTCCAGCTATTGCAGCAGATGCACTTACTTTATCATTTGTCACTGCACCAGCAGCTAACTGACTTGTGCCCACAGAAGATGAGCCCATATCAACTTGTGCAATACTTCCGTTAACTATGTTTGCACTAGCTATGGTTACGTCTGATGGTAAAGCTCCAGCTGCAATCTTAGATGTTGCTATAGAGTCATTAGCTAGCCTACCAGCAATAGAAGCGGAAGATACGTTAGCCATATCTTCTGCTGCTACTGGATGACCACCAGCTGTTGAGCCGTCGTGTACGACAAGAGTTTCTTTGTCTGTATCTACTGTAACTTCACCCTCGGCTCCAGTAAAGCTACCATGTTGTGTGGTTGTACCACGTCTTAATTTTAATAATTTTGCCATTTATAGAGTTCCGAAGTCAAGAGTTAAGTTTGTTGTTGTTATTACATTGGGTGCGATAGTTTGTCCAGATATAAGACTTACGATTTCTGATGCTGTTTGATCTGCTGTTGCATTTGCTTCTATACCGTCAAGTTTTGTACCATCAGCAGCTACATCTCTACCGTCAACTGTTCCAGACACGATAATGTTTGCGTTAACTGTCTGGCTACCAGTAAATGTGTTAGCACCTAGACCGGCTAAGTTACCAGTAGCTGTAACACCACCTTGGAATGTAGATCCGTTGTGTACTCTTAGCTCGTTAGCAGTTGTGTCAAAGTATAAGTCACCCGCAGCTAGTGCGTTACCAGCACCATCTGTTGAAGGAGCTGAAGATGCTATCTGATATGTACCAGCAAAACTGTTTACATTACTTATATTACTTGCAACTGTGTTTACATTAGATATAGAACCAGCTACAGAGTTTATATTGCTAGCATTAGATACTGCACTATTGATATTAGTTGCATTACTATGTACACTATTGACATTAGATATATTTGATCCTACTGAGTTAACATTAGATATAGACCCGGCTACTGTATTAATATTAGTTGCGTTGCTAACAACACTATTTATATTACTTGCATTAGATACAGCTGAGTTTATATTACTAGCGTTCGATACAGCTGAGTTAATATTAGATGAGTTACTATTGACAGCATTAATATTAGTAGAGTTGTTTGCTACTGCAACTATGTTAGTTACATTATCAGATACTGTCTTAATTGGATCGTCTTTAACTGTAATACTGTTACCCATACCACTGTGGTTTGTACAGTAGTATATGAAACTTGTTGGCTGTGACTCAGGTACTACAAGTTGGACTTTTGCACCAGCTTGTCCTTGAGTGCCAGTAACAGTAACACCAGTATTATAAGCACTACCTCCGCTTGAGAAGCGTAGTGGGTGCGATGCGTTCGATGCGTCACTTACGTCAAATGTATATGTCCAGCCTTTGTATAGTGTTAGTGCAGGTTTATCTACACCATCAATTATAAACTTACCAGTCGCAGCTGTAACAGTAAATGTAATTTCGTCTTCTATCGCATCTGCTACTATGTCAAGTGAACCATTAGAACTACCTGTTGATGCAGCATCAGTTATAAGACCTAAATCTTCACTGTATGTTATAGCACCTGATACAATGGCTACGTCGTCAAGAACTGACTGAGATGGTGTAATAATAGAAAACGCACTACCTGTATATACAAGTAAGTTATCGTTAGAACTATCATACCATAAGTCACCTTCTTGTAGTGATGTACCATCAGCTCTTTGTGTAGGAGCACTGCTAGATATTTGGTATATATCAGCAAAGTTATTTATGTCTACTACGTTAGCACCAGCATTAACAATATTAGTAATGTTGCTTGCAACTGTTGTAACTTCAGTAGCTTTTGGAACTAATCTATGAAAAGCATAAGTATGGTCTGTGGATGTAGATTCAACTAATATTCCAAATCCTTGAGGAATAGTAGCTGTTACTCCAGTAATTAATACCTGACCATTATTTAGTCTTCCGTTAGCAAGAGTTACTGTTCCGCTACTTGGTGTCAAAGCAGTTGTTACTGCACCAATACTTAAGATTGCAGATTGACCAGCTGTGCCTTGAGGGTTTGTGTTAGGAAAACTATTTTCGTTTGCAATAACAGTAAAACCACCAACGTCATCAATAAGGTCAACAATACGTGCATTTATAGCAGCTGTAGTAGCAACAAATGCGTCAGAGTTAGACCAAGTAGCTCCACTAGCAATAGTTTCACTAGAGTCCTGTCTAAGGAACTTAGCTTCAGCTTCTGTTTCAGTATAGTATCTACCATCTAAAGATGTTGTGTTTATTTCGGATAGTGTAAGCTTGTCAGATTGTAGTAGTGTTTTTATCTCACTAGCAGTCTGATCGGCTGTAGCTGCTGTTTCTATATTAGCTAGCTTGCTCTGCTCTGCATCACTAAACTCGTTAGTGTTAGCGTTTGCTTCGTATAGAGTTTTGATTTCTGCACCTGTCTGGTCAGCTGTAGCACTAGGCTCTATAGCATTTAGCTTGCTATGGTCTGCGTCTGTAAAGACATTACTGTCTGTAGCAGCTTCTACAAGTGTTCGTACTTCTGCTGCTGTCTGGTCAGCTGTAGCATTAGGTTCTATACCGTCAAGCTTACTATGGTCAGCATCTGTAAACGCATTAGTGTCTGAATTACTTTCGTATAATGACTTAATCTCACCAGCTGTCTGGTCATCTTTAGCGTTAGTTTCTATTGAGTCTAACTTAGTACCATCAGCTGCTACGTCTCTGCCATCTACAGTACCACCTACACTGATGTTACCAGTTGTAGATATAACCTGTGTGCCAAAGTTAGGATCTATTTTAGTACCAGCTATAGCAGCTGAAGCATTGATATCAGCGTTTACTATAGTGCCATCTACTAAGTTAGCACTTGCAACTGTAATATCAGTAGGTAGAGTGCCACTATTTAACTTAGCCATTGTAACAGCATTGTCTGCTATTTTAGCTGTAGTAATAGCGTTGTCACGAATATTGCTAGTTTGTTCTAACTGATTCTGTTCTTCTTGTGCAGCAAACAATAACTGCTTATGGTTGGCATTTAGATCAGCAGCTTTGACTGATGACCCTGCCGTATATGTAGCCTTTGCACTATCTACATCGGTATCACGATAAATACGTATAAGTGCTGGGCTGGCTGGAATATTGCCTGATGTAAATACTACATTACCACCACCTGTAGTAGTATAGCTTGTAATATTGTAGTGTGTACTGGTTGTTTTTATAGTACCATCTACAGACACTTTTATATCAGACTCTTGTATAGAAGG